TCGGGAGCACCGTCACCGATCCATCGTTCGCGAATGTCTTGAGGGGCAGTCCAGTTCATAAGGCTCCGTTCGTAGGTAAGTAATAAAAAAAGTGGGTCGGGCCGAAGCCCGACCCACTCTTTAAAGCGTTGAGGTTAAATCAGACAGTCGAAGCGATTGACTGAACGGCCGTAGCCAAAGTCACCTTCGAGCCGTAGACGTGGAGTCCACGAACGATGTCACTGAATGACGAAACGTCGCGCAGTGCTTCGGTCTTGTCGAGCTGCGAAACGTAGGCACAAGCGGCCTCGTGGTAGGCAATCGCCTGAGGCTTGGTCTCGGTGAAGAGAGCAGACTCAACGATGGTCATGCCGTAGAGACGACCGATGACACCGTTGCGAAGACCAATGTCAGCACCGGCCTGAGCGGCGTCGCTCAAACCTGAGAGCAGGAGGTCAGCCATAGCCGAGTTGACGACGCAGTAACGGCCAGCGGCAGGAACCTTGGCAGTTGACAGAGCAGTACGGAGCTTACGGATTGCGGCCTTAGCCAAGTCACCAGTGGTGATTGAGGAGGCGGTGATGACCGTTCCAGTAGCAATCATCTGAGCGATGACGTACTTTTCGGAGTCTTCAGCCAGGGCGCGGCCAGCGGCAACAGTCCACTGATCGAACGTACCAGCAGCCTGGACCTTGTCTACATCATCGACCTTAAAGGCGAAAGCCTTCTTCTGGTTGATGAGCAGCTGGACCGTCGAGTCGCTCAACGCTTCAGCGGAGAGTGAACCTGAGTAGGTCGAGATGGTAGGCGTAACGGCACCAGTCACGTTGACGATGTTGCCGTCGCGAGCTTCGCCCGAGTAGGTCGTGGTGAGGGTTGGGATAACTACCTGGTTCTGGAAGAAAGCGGTATTAACGCCAGCAGACCAGATTGCAGGAATGAAGTTGGAGATTGCCATTTGGAATCTGCCTTTCTTTGGTTAGGGATTTAAGACTTACCTAGAAGGGAGTCGAGTCGCCCTGCGGCCTTCGCTGCCATGATCTCGGTGGGAGTCATAGTCTCCAAATCGTTCCGCGTAAGTTGTCCTGGAACAGCTGCGAGTAATGATTCGGGGATTATCCACATCTTACACACGGCCTCTGGTTCTATCGAACCGGTGACGATTTGACAGCCCATTCCGAGCTCGTCATAGAAGATGCAGTTCGAGCACATAAGACCTTCAGCCTTAAATGGGTTGAGTGCGGCAGCGGCGTAGTGCGCTCCATCGGCATAGGGAGACTTATCGAACTTGTCGTACTGAAGCACGATTTCGTTTAGGTCCTGAGCCAACTCTTGTTGACGCTCGTTTAAGAGGTCCCATTCTTCGGGCATTGGCATGGTCATTATGTACCTTTGTTATTTGCCCAGCAGTTGGTCGAGGCGGCCGTCAGCCTTAGCCTTCATAATCTCCTGGGGAGTCATGCGATCTAGTTGAGCAACATCGGTGATGGCACCGGCTACCTGGCTTGTTGGCTTGCCCTGGCTTACGTCGGGGAGTGGAGTTTTAGGCGTGTTCGATGTAGCAATAAGTGACAGGATTACGTCCGCTTCAGCCTCGAGCTCTTCTTGCGTCGATCCACGAAGGAGTTTGGCAGCATCACCCGTAATGCCCTTGGCGCTTGCAATCTGCAAACGTAGGACCTCAGATTTGGCGGCGGCCGCTTCGGCCTTCATCGTTGCCAGTTCCTCAGCGAGTCGCTCTTGTATTGGCTTCTGGGACGCTTCAAGTTCGCGCCAGCGAGCTGCGGCTTCGGCATCAGCCTTGGCCAACTTCTCCCATTTGCGAGCGTTTTTCTTCCATGAGTCCAATGAATCCTCGGGGACCTGCGTCACTTCGGTTTCTACGGTCTCAATCGTTTCCTCGACTAATGCAGTCTCGGTGGTTGTCTCTTCACTCATATTGCTCCTCTGCAGGATTGGCGACCATGCGGTCGGTTTGGTTAGGCGCGTCCGGTATTGGCTCTCATTTTGGCGAGAACTTCCTTAGCCGTACCACCCTGAGCATCATCATACTCCTGGGCGAAATCGGCGTAGTAATCCGGCACAATGGCGGCCTCACCCTCGAAGACGACCTCGGTGGTGCAGTGGCAGTTGGCGTGGAAGTCAGGCTCATAGGTGTAGGTCCGAGTTCCAATCAGGTTGCCGTCAGCTGCGCTAGTCGTCGAGAATGCCATGAGAGCGCAGAACGCACAGGCTCCAGGCTCCGCTACCCGTTGGACCGTCTTAGAGACTGAGTCCTGGCCAGCGTTAAAGTCCATCGTCTGCCGATTGTATTGAGCGACGTAGAGGGTCATGGCATTGGAGAGGATGTCGGGGATAGTGTCGAAGCCTTGATCCATGAAGGTCGCCATCCCGTAGTTGACGACCGCGTCGGTCTTGGCACCTAGGTCAAATATAGGGAGGGTTGCCTTGTAGACCTTCGTCGAGTTGGCAAAGAGTTCCCGAGTGGTGTCGTAATAGTCCGCAGCCGTCACCGCGTTAATGTTCCCGTAGCGCCCGATAATGCCTGGCACGACCTGACGGAGAAAGCCGCCTAGTTCGTTCTGCCCTAGGTTCGCTCCCTTGGTCAGCACTGTTACGGCCTCGCGCTTCATCAGCGTTGAGACGTGGAGCATGGTGTTGCGATTCTTGAGAGCGAGCGCCTTACGCGTTGGCATTACGGGGCAGGTGTGGGATTAGCCGCCTGGGCGAGTTGAGCCACTAGATCGGTGGCACCGCTTCGAGCCTTATCCCGTTGGAGTTGAGCCTTTTCCGCATCGCTGAAGTTAAGTCGGTTATAGGTGACTTCCGAGTCAGGCAGCAAGACTCCGGCGGCGATGAGTTTCACAGCTGCGTCAGTCGAGGCCGCCACGGTCGGGGTCGAGGCATCGCGCCAGATTGGGCGCACATCGTTGACCTCTTCGGGGATGACACCGTCGCGGATCAAGAGCGACAGTTTGGCTACTTCTGACCAGGTGCGGCCGAACTGCTTCTGACGGCGCTCAGCTTTCTTGACCAATCGGTTCTCGAGCGCACGAATCGCATCGGCGCTTGCAGGGTTGTCTGTTTGGAGTCCAAGGTAGGACGTGGGGATAGACGTTTCCGCGGCAAGAATCTGAGCGTAGGCGCGGAGTTGGTTAAAGTACGGCTCCGGCGAGTTGGCCGAAAACTGACCTACTTGGGGCATTACGCCATCGTCATCGTTGTACCCGATACCTAGGACACGGCCCTGAATCACGGACCAGCCTTCGGTGGGGTTTCCGTCAGCGTCCACGAAGGCATCCTCTGAGGCTCCGAGAATGTAACGCTGGGGGGCTGAATAGAACTCTCGAGCGACTTCCGCACCTACGAGGGTTCGCATCGCCGAGTCAGTGACCGACATCACAGCCCTGGTTATCTCAGAACGGCCCCAAGGGTCGCCAGAGCGAGGATTATTGATGAGTGGGGCGCAGGGTACTCGACCCAACATATGGTCGTCACGGGCGATTTCCAGCCATCCGTCACGCGTGTTGCCGAAGGTGATGGTTACGTCCTTCAGGTATAGAGAGCCGCCATTGACGTTGCCCTTTTCATCGAAGGTGGCGAGTAGAGCTGCGAGGGGTCGACGCGTTCTCATGTCGTAGATCGCGGTGGCTCGCTTAGGAGATTCGATTGTGATCAGTGGGTCAGGCTCACCTTCCATGCCCTTGCCGACGAAGACGAAGCCAGAACCGTAGATAAGAGCATCTTTGTGACCTTGTGAGGATTCGAGGTCTAGTTCGTTAGCGCGGTAGACCATGTCTAGTCCAAGGTTCGCGCCGCCAATCCAGCCCTCGAAGTCCAGGCGCTCCTCGAGCACGTCGACGGCCGTTCCGCACCAGCCCACTACTGAGTTCAGTAGACGGAGTGACGGTGGGACCGAGATACGTAGATCCTTGAGACGTTGCTTGCCTTCGTAGTAGCACTCGCGGACCGAGTTCTGAAACTGATGATTGATGAGCTTCTGACTGAGCGCGTCAATGATGTTGGATTCTTCGAGGCTGAGACTCATAGGATTAGCGCCTTCCTAGACGTAGTGGACTTTTGGCGCTCTTTAGTTGCCTGGCGAGCACCATTCGCCAGTACCGCGCATGCGAGCAAGTCGATTTTGCGCGGAGAGTTCTTCTTTTCCTTCCTAAAACTACCAGCCTCAGTAGCGACAGCATTTAGAACGTGGCGACTTAGCCTGGCATCTCCATCATGACCAATCTCGCCAGACACTAAATCGGCTAAAAACTGCTGAGCCATTGGGGCGACTCGGTGATTGGTTGGGGGGATTCTCTCGACACGGCGCTTGTACGTCTTGGACCAGTCGAGGACATTCGCTTCGTAGAACGACGGATCGCACCACAGCATTTTCACGTCGTATTGATCAAAGAGTTTCTTAATCGAGGCTTCGACTTCGTGCTGGTCGACCGTCCATTCGGGGTCCTGAGGGTCAGGCTCCCAGACTTGATGGACTCCGAGCGTCCCCGTGGACACGTCTTGGATGACGATGCCCGTAGCGTCGCCGGAGATGGAGCCGTCGAAACCGGCCGTAACCTGAGCGCCCTTGGCAATCCCTTCGGAGCGTTGAGATAGTCCCCAATAGTGCGGCGAGATGAAGTCCTCACCGGCTAGGCGCACCCACTTGTTTAGGCGGTACCGCTGGAAGGCTGAGAATCCCGTAGCACCGGCCTCGGCGATGGCGGCCTCGAAGTCGCCCTGGTCCATGAGCCCTTCGGCAAGGTTGGGGTTAGCAGCTCTCCAGGTGACGGGGTCAGTCGGGTCTGCATCGTCTTGAGCCTCCCACCACCAGAACCCGAACTGAAGGTCCTCGATGTCGCCATTCGAGACGCGTCGGCCATATTCGTAGAGTCGTCCTAGCAGGGTGTCGGTATGTCCTCCGGCCGTGGTGATGGCTACGACCAGAGATTCGGGGCGGTCACCTGAGCCCTGGGTAAGTGCTTCCCACAGCTCATCGCCACGTTGATTGGACATCGACGACGGCCACGCGTGGAGTTCGTCAGCGACGACTAGCGACGGGGCTAGTCCGTGGGCGCGCATGGCATCAGCGGATAGCGCCCGATAGATCGAGCCTTTCGAGGGAAGTTCGAGAACGTCTTTGTACACCTTGATAATGCGCGATAGGGCAGGATTATCCAGGACTTGCTGGCGAGCCTCACCGAAGACGATGCGAGCCTGGGCGCGGTCACTCGCTGCGGAGTAGACCTGACCACCTGGAGCGCCATAGACCAGGTGCTCGAGCGCGATGGCGGTTCCGAGTAGAGATTTGCCATTCTTACGGGGTAGGCCGATTACGGCTCGGCGGTAGCGCATTAGGCCGGTGGCAGGGTTGACCTCGAAGAGCCGGTCCATCAGCCATGATTGCCAGGCCGTGAAGTCCACCGGTTCCCCGACCTTAAAGCCTCGAGATGCCTTGAGGAGCGTTGAGGCAAAGTCCGTGACGTTCGGTCCCCTGGTTAGATCGGTGAGCGAGGGGACGGAGTAGGCAGGAGCCCAGAGGTCATCAGCCGCCGGTAGCACGTTGCGCCCTACGCTGCGCTAGTTCGTCGAGTTCATCACGGACGCGTACTTCGGCTAGGCCAAGTCGAGCGCGGTCCGAGGGTGAGAACCCGATAGCGGATAGCCAGGTAGTCATCTGAACGCGCAGCTCTTTAAGTTGGTTGACCATTGGGTGAGTCACTATCTGGCCGTTGGCGGTCTCATAGAAACGGGCGATATGGCCGTCCCAGATGCCGCGCCTGATGTTTTCGGCCTCATCGTGAGCTCGACAGAGCATCTCAATCATGGTTCGGTCGGACTCTGGGGAGAGCCATTGTTTGCCAGCGGTCCATATGTGATTCCACAGAATCAGCCCATCGTCGTATAGACCGACGGGGGCCATGGGTATCGACGTTGATCCAGGTAGGTGTGGAGCGTCGGTAGTGGGGTGAGGTTTCTTAGTGCGCTCTTTAGGAGCCGGTGGCCGTCCCATGGGTCGACCAGTGTTTGCCTTTGGCATTTCTTACCTTTCCATCCAAGCCATGCGGTTTGGCGATGGTGGCCCTGCGGCCTACGGTCATCTTACCCAGGGGGAGGGGAACATCCATATAGCGACGCGTCGACT